GGTCGCTTGAGAACTATGGTGGTTGAGATCAAACCTAAGAAGCAGGTAGCACAACCAAATATGAATCCCAAGCGGAAGACTAAGGCATGGCAGAATTCTATCATAACCTGGTCAGTCAATCAAGCAAAGTGGAAAGCAGCACGAGAGTTCTGTGCTGACCGCAAGTTTGAATTTAAGATCATGACCGAAGACGATCTAGGAATCAAGTAATGGTAAGACGACGTGCCAAACGAAGACGCGCTGGTGGTCCTTCTTATGAAGAAGTAAAAGCGCAGATAGATGCAAGAGAGGAAGCATCTAAGACTATTGGTAGAAGAATCATGGACCGAGCGGGTCAAAGTGAGGACGCTAACTGGTATGCAAATGAACTGTTCACTGAACTACAAAATAATGCTGGTGAACCAGGACCAGGTTCTCTCTGTTTCTTTAGTTACAGTGCAACACGTCCTGATAGATATCCTTTCTATGATAGAAGACCCCTTGCTTACATCATTGAAATCAGCAGCACCAGAGTCCTTGGTGCCAACTTACATTACTTAAATCCTGGTATCAGAGGAGAAGTTGCTGCTTCCTTGATAAATAAGAAACAAGTGGACTTTTCCATAGGTTATTCCAAACTTATACACAGTTACATTCCAAGTAACATGGGTGATATGTATGCTATTCCAGTTGATGGAAACGAGTATCGTGATGTCGCAAAATTAGTCACTGAAAATTTTGTAGACAAGACAGGAATCTTTGTTAGTCCAGAAACTGCATGGGATAGTTAAATGTCAGCAAGCACAGATGCTAGAGTATCATCAAAAGCAACCGACCTAGTCAGTGTTGGTGGAAGAGACGCTGGAACTTCTCCTGTATGGAGAGTTATAATCAATGGTAAGAGTACCTTTGTGCAGACTCGCCTGCATGAAAATGGAAGTATATCCTACGTTGCCAATGAGAAAGTTGGTGATATTGAACGTCCATATGTATTGGGAACTGTAAATAAAGACGGTGCATTCAGTAGCGGTGGTTCTGGTAGAACATATAGAACCGATAATTTTGGTATAACTAGCAGTGGTGATATTCGTATTGGAGCAGGACCAGGTAGTGTAGAAGTAACAGACTCAGCAACGGCATTAGCAATTCTAGCGACCGGAACTATCAATGGTAAGACTGCTACACAATCACAGCAACTTGATTTAGGTTACAAAAAAGCACTCGGATTATCTAAACAAAGACAATCAAATAATCCGGGATTGACCAAGATCGCACCAGATTCTTTTGTGCCTGCACTGAGACAAACGTCAGATGCAGTCAGAGACCAACTTCAGGTCACACCACATAATGCAGAGGATGATCCAGCAGTTACTGATACCGAATTGCAACCAGGCAATAATGATGCAAGTGTATTAGACAATATAACTGATAGTGTTCAGGAATTTGCAAGTGAAGCTGGTGATGTAGTTCAAGGTTTCTTACCAATGGTTGGTCAGTTCATAGAAGATTTAAAGATATCTGATGCTGATATTGAAGCATTCGCTAATCTATTTAAAAATGGTGGTGGAGATAAAATTGAAAGTGCTCAATACCCACTTGATAATACCTATGGTGATATTCGCGGACAAGATTACGTCACTATTGACCAGTTCACATATCAACCGCCAAGAAGAGATCAAATCTTTGGAAAGGACTCACTAAGTAATGTAACTGAAGGTAATCAAAGACGGTCACCATTGAAAAAATACTTGGCAACAGTTAAGTTACCCATGCCAAATAGCATTCAAGATTCCAATCAAGTTGGTTGGGGTAAAGATGTTATGAACAATCTTTCTGCGGCAATAACTTCTGGTGTTATGAACAATCCAGCAGTAGTTGGAGGTATTGGAGCAGCTTTGAGTACGTTGGTCAATCCAGGTGTCGGACAGATGGGTGCTCTGTTTGCAGCTGGTATGATGGAGTCTGGGGGTATCGATGGTATTGATGCGGCTAAGGCGAAAGCAATAGCAACTGCTAAGAAACTATCTTCTGCTCAAGGTGGTGGTACATTTATGAAAGCAAACCTAGGTTCCATGATACTAGGTAGTATGGGTGTCAATGTTTCGCCAGAGTCACTTCTTGGTAGAGGTTTCGGAGTCATTCCAAATAGTAATTTAGAACTGCTATTCAATAGTCCATCGCTGAGAACTTTTGAATTCAATTGGAGAATGAGTGCAAGAAACGAAAGAGAAGCACTACAAATAAAACGAATTATTCGTTTCTTCAAGCAGGGTATGGCAGCAAAGACCGTAAACAATCAGGCAGGTGGTAGAAGTCTATACCTAGGATCACCAAATGTATTCAGAATGCAATACCGTACTGCCGGTGGAGAAATCATTGAAGGTGTAAATAGAATCAAACCTGTTGCTGTTACTGGCACAGCAGTCAACTATACACCAGATGGTCAATGGTCAGCATACGATGAAGGTCAACCAGTAAGTTGCACAATGTCAATTAACATGAGTGAACTGGAACCCGTATACGCATCTGATTATAGTGTGAATGTAATTGGAAGTAGAAGATCTGGAGAGATAATAAACAAAACAGCGACAATTAACACTGGTATTGATGATCCCACATCCAGTACAACAGAGATTGATACTGGAATACCAGCGGGTGAAGGAGACCTGTACAGAATTAGACCCACGGAGGTAGGTTACTAATGTCTTATTTCAGAGAGTTACCAGATATATCTGCTGTCTCATTATTACCAGGGAGACAGAGAAGTGATGAGAGAGTTCTAGTCAAGAACATCTACAAGAGAGCAAAACTTAGAACTGATATTGATTATGCAGTCACTGCCTTTGATATAAAGATGATCAAAGAAGGAGATAGACCTGACACTATGGCTGCTGAATTATATAATGATCCAGAATTAGACTGGATAATTTTAACTACCAACAATATTACTAACATCAGAAACCAATGGCCATTGAGTAACAATGATCTCCATAGTTACATGTTAGATAAGTATGGGTCCGAGGCAGCACTTCTAGAACCACATCACTATGAAACACCAGAGATTAGAGATCAATTCAACAGAACTGTTCTGAAGAAAGGACTTATAGTTGATGAAGATTTTACATTTACATACGTGGGTCTAAACAATAAAACTATAACCACAGACAAAGCAAATTACGATTCCATACAAGCAAGTAGTGAATTTACTCAAGCATACAAAGATAGTTTTGTCCTATTGAATCGTAAGGCAGCAGGTCCAGTCAGTAATTTTAAGTTTGAAACAAAAATGAATGATGCTAAGAGACTCATTCGCATTTTGAAACCAGAATTTGTCGGTGGTTTTGTTGCAGACATGAGAAACATCATGAAGTATGAAACTTCTTCTCAGTATATCAACAGAACCACCAAGGCATCTTACAACCCAAGAGAAACTGGGGTATAAAAAAACCCTCCTTTCGGAGGGTGTAAAGGTCAGGAGTTGACCAGTTTAGCAAAGTAGTTGAGGGAATCATCTGCGTCATCATCTGTGCTACTGCTTGGAGTGATGTCAGGGTCATTGAATGACTTACTGCGACCTTCACTCATATCCTCGTAGGATGCACCAGCGGCACTGGGTTCAGAGTAATCGCCACGACGCTCACGCTCCCATTGTGCTTCTTGCTCCTGGGTTTCACGGTCCTGCATCTTAGGTGTGCCCTTGAGTCCAAGAGCATACTGCAGACGCTTTTCAAGTGCAGCGTAGTCCTTGAAGTTCTTAGGATCAAGGAACTCATTCAGGTCGTAGAGATTGTTGTAGAGTTTCTCCAGACGGTCGTCATCATCGAATAGTGCGCTAGGATTGTCGAACTCAGACTTGTCATAGTTCTGATAACCTTCGACCTTACGGATCTTCAGTTTGAAGTTAGCACCAGTCCAGAAGTCGAAAGGATTGATGGGTTCTTCGTCATCGAACTCAGGCTTCATTGCTTCCATGATCTTGTCATGGATTTTCTTACCATACTTGTAGAGGAAGACTTTGCCTTCGTTATCAGGGTTAGCAGGATCGCTAACGACAAAGATGTTGCTGTAGTAGGACAACTTACGCTTTTGCTTACGTGCTTGCTCCTTACCAGAGTCGGTGCCGTTGTTCCAGAGTTGAGAGTTGTATTCAGAGATGGGGCACTTCTGTCCCAAAGTAGTCAAAGAGTTCTCGATAAACCATCCACCTGGACCTTGGAATGCATGGGTATAGACTCGTGCCCAAGGCAGTTCGTTACCTTCTGCTTCAGGAAGGAAACGAATGACAGCGTAACCATTACCAGTCTTATCGACTGATGGTTTCCAGATACGCTCGTCTGCACCGTTACCTTTTTCGTTGAGTTTCTCGACAGACTTGATCAGTTTGTCAGTAAGGGAACCAGTGCGGGATTGCTTTTTAAGATTTGCGAAAGACATAGGATTGATTGGATAGATTAGGATGTGTTTGGATTCGTTGGATAACGACAAGTGTATTATAGGACACGGGTCCTCACTTGTCAAGTGTGTTTTCTAGTTTTTGGATAGTGTGATCAAGTTGTTGGAAGAACTTATCCATACCGTCAATTTCAGAGTAACCGAACATCTTTGCTGCTTCGACCACCTTCTCCTTGATTTTCAAGGCATCAGGGTCATCCGACAGAGAGATACGGAAAAAGAAAATCTTCTGCTTCTCAAGGAATGTCTTGAGTCGCTTTAGATGGTCTCTTCTTTCTTCGACACTATACTCCCCAAGATGCATTAAATCCATGGTGAGTTCTTGCTGTAGTTCCTCAAGGTCCATGATGGTATCACGAACTTGATCGGAGTCAAAAAATCTCATACTACTTGCTCTTTAAGAATCGACTTGTACTTGTTCACATTAATATTTAGGAATGGTTTATATTTCTTTATCTTGAGACTGACGGTTTCCCACACCGGATCTTCGAGTTTCTTATCGAAATTCTTCACATATTCTAGAATGATATCTAGAATCACCATGGTCTCAATAGACAAAGCACCCTGCAGATATTTCTTTAATACCTCAGGGTGTGACTGTCCCTTGATATTGAACAGTTGTTGAAAGTTTTCTTTGTTGACGAAGACTTCTACTTCAGTTTTGAACATATAACTCATAGTCTGAGATCGTTTCCTCCAAGACTTTAGGTTATCCTCACCGCTGGATATGATCTCTCCAATCCACAGTCGGTCAGGGTCATCGCATTCAACAAAGTTTGCTAAGAAGTAATCTTTGATTTCTTCATCAGTCTTCTTACGCGACATCCGCTCAAAGAAATAACGATCCTTACGCTTGTTATATGCTTGAACGGATGCTTTAGATTTACCA